GATTTCCGACCTTATAAAGGCGCTGCTGCGCGGTCCAGTTCAGGATGTTTTCCTGCGAGCCGAAGACGAATTGCTTGTCGGTGGATAGCGAATCAAGCAGATCGTTCAGCGTATCGAGGCAATCCTCAGCATCGGGTGGTGCGAGCTGCTCACCCGACTGGTAGGAGTTGATTTTGCGCAGCGCGCCCTTGATCAGGCTTTCTGCGGTTGTCGTGCCGATAGTCATGAGAAGGCCCCTGCGGTGAACTGGCTCGATACAGCCATCTTTGGCGCGTTGACTGTGAGCGTGATGGGCGGCGTATATGACTCGTTCACCGGTGTGCTACTGGTCACCGTTACGGGTTGCCCTGCTGCCGGTGACTGCGCCGTGACGGTGTTCGCTGGCGTGCCTGTTACCCACTTGATAGCGACCGGCCACGGCGAGAAATAGCCCACCATTGACGGCGGGTTATCGAGCGTCGGCACCGAGCCATCGTTCGGAATAATGTCCGCCTCGATGAGCGCCACCGTTGCTGCGCGCCAGTTGAGGCCAACCAGATTTGGCATCGTCGCCATCGCCACTCCGAAATAAAAATGGCCGACAGCGTTGCGGCTGCCGGCCCAATCACCGCTATGGAGACAACGATTGCTCGATTACCAGTCCATCTGGTTGCCAGAAGCAGGCTTGACCCAGTTGGGCTGCGGACGCACGACATACACCTGATACGTCTCAGCCGTCGGCGTGATGCCCGATCCCGTTGCGTTGACGAAGGTAATGGCGAGCGTGTCAGCTGCGGAAACGCGTGTATTGACGACGCCCAGACCGGCCTGTGCACTCGGCTTGTTGACTTCGATGAAGTCGCCGACGACCAGACCGATACCGGTATTGGCGAACGACTGTTCGACCGTCGTGTTTGCGGCTACCAGGGCCGGCGTGATCGTCAGCAGGAATAGGCCCTGCTTCCAGATATTGCCGGTTGCCGCCTGCGTAGTGTCCGGTTGCGTGGATACATTCGGCCCCGGATTCGAGCCGTCGACGTTGGTGGTAGATGGGAATGCCATGTCGATAGCTCCTTAGCCCGAGATCCGGACGCTCAGCGAACGGTAGAGGCTCGACAACCCATAAGCCACGTCCATCCGCGTCGGTTCCGCGTCGTTGTTGATGGTGTATTGCGTCACGCACCGGATCGAGAGACCGAGGTCTTCGTCGTATGCGCGGCTCGCTTCGACAGCGCTGCGCGGCAACGGCAGATCGACGAAGGCCAGCGCGTAAGCGTCCCGATGGAAATACAGGTTTTCCGTCGAGGAGGTGTTCAGCGTTGCGCCGCCATTGAGCGTCACCACCTGTCCGTTCAGGTTCTGGCCAGCAGCCAGCGCGCAGTTCTGGAACTGGCCACCGGTGATCACGCATTCACCAATCGTCAGGTCCACCAAGCCGCCAGCGGTCGCTGTGTACTGACCGGTCACGGCGTTGAACGTGCCGTTGGTCAGCGTCGCCGGTGAAAACTGCGGGCCGCCCGGAGAAGCGGAGCCCGTCATCTGCGCATAGCCGCCCGGAGGCAGCACCACGAACTGCTTGAGCGTCGTGCCGTAGCGGCCACGGTTCTGCGGGTTGACCGGATAGACGTTCGCGATCTGCAGCGTGTCGCCCACCCGTGCAGCGGCGGAACTGCCCGTCAGGCCCGAGAGCGTCAGCACGCCCATTTGCGCCCATCCCGAGGTCAGGAACGCGCTACCCGGCGTCGCGTTAACGACAGGCGAGCCAAGCAGGGAGCCGGTCGCATAGTTCGCGATGTTCGGATCTTCGAACCAGTCAGCACCCGCGGTCTTCGTGGCGATCATGCCCGTCTCGAAGAATTCGCTGATCTTGGCCTGTGGGTTGAAGAGGCCCGACAGCGCCGGCGTCATGAACGCATTGGCGATCGGGTGCATGATCGAAACCGGCATTACACCCTTGGGCATACCTTCCGACACGAGCTGCGCGCGGGCATTCGTGAATGCCTGCAACGCCTGCTGTGCGGTCTGGCTGGAGCCCGGCGGCGTGCCCGGTGTGCCCTGACGCATGGCGGTGTTCTGCATCGCGAAGTAGGCGGTATCGGAATCGACGCGGTTGCCCACGGCAATCATGGCCGGCTCAATGAATCGACCTTGGAAATCGTCGATATCGAGCAGCATGTTGATGGTGTTGAACTGGATATCGACGTGGAACTGGTACAGGATGTTGACCGGTACATAGTTCTCCGTGCTGGGCTCGACGTTCAGCGCAGGGCCAAACGTACCGACATAGCGCGGGGGCAGGCGCACGTTACACGTGGCGCCAATCTTCTTGCCCTTCTGCCCGAATTCCTTGTCGTACTGCCGGTTGACTTTGTCCGACAGCACGCACATGTTCGCCAGAACCGGGAGTGCCCGGTTGGTGATCTGGCTGATCGTGAGTAGCTGGTTTGCCACGGAAGGCTCCTAAGCGCGCCGCGAGGCGCAAGCATGTTGCGTGTGCGCGGCTTAGGGCCAACCGGTGGGGATCAATGACGCTTTCGGATATTCAGGTTCAGGCCATTCTTTTTGCTGAAATCTTCGATGTGCTCGCGGATATTCATATCCTTCGGGTCTTTCGAGATTCCTGCGCTGCCTACACCTTCCAACGGCGTGATCACCGGGGCCGCTTTACCACGCGGCTTGCTCAGACTGGTGTCTGTATCTGCGCTCGGTGCAGGCTTGGCCTGGCCGTTGGGGACTTCCTTGCTCGACTCTGGGTCGTTTTGAGCCTGCTTCGACTCGAATGGCGAGAGAGTACTCTCGATTTTGCCGATTTTCACCAGTTGGGCGTGCGGCGAGAGTTTCAGGAGTGATACCAGTACGTCCGGATTCTTGGCGAGGTAGTAGGTCAGTTCGGCGACCATTTCGGACTCTTCAAGGTACGTTCCGATGACCGGAGATAGCTCGTCGGCGTCCTTGCGCGGGTTATTGACGACCTGTTCGAAGTCCGGTACCAGCTCGATAGCTTTCCGAATGCGAGAGGTCGCTGCATCGATGCGTTCCTGATACTCGCGCTTGGCCGTCGCCTCCTGATCTTCCCGGGCTTTCTCGCGCAGGCGCTCGTCCACACCCCACTGGATCATGGCGTCGACGTATTCGTACTCGTTCGCGAAGGCCTCGCGCTTCGGCTTTTCGGGCGCGGCCGGTGCTTCGACAGCGGGCTTGAGCTTCGCTTCGAGGTCCGCCAGGCGCTGCTCAAGCTCCTTGGCGCGATTGTCGGCCAGTTGCCGCTGGTTGTACTGGTCGGCGGCGAACTCTTCGGCGGCACGCAGCTTGGCCGTCTTCTTTCCGATGGCATGCTGCATGTTCTTGGTCAGGATTTTCTTCTGCTCGGCGGTGAGTCCGTTCTCGTCTTCGTCCTCTTCGGTGTCTTGTGGCTCGGTGGCCTTCACTTCCGGTTTTGCCGTGCTTTCTGCGGGCTTTGCGGCAGGATCGGCAGGATCGAGTGTCACGCCCGCATCAGCGAGGATACCCGTGATATCGGTGTTGTCCAGTGTGACTACGGTCATTGCTGTTCTCCATTGGCGGGTTGTTGTTGCGCTGCGGCCCGGTCAGCCGCAGCATTCATGTTGTCGTTGCTGATGGATGCCGACGCCAGAGAGGCATCGTGCAGAAGCTGGCGTTCAAGCATCTGGGCATCATGGCCACGGCCAGCGGTCGCATCGATGATCTTGCCGCCGGCGCGGATCTCCTCGACCTTCAGCGCAGTGTCGGCGCGCGTCTCGGTGTCGTGCGCCTTGACGACAGCGGCCATATGCGCCTTCTGCAAGCCCTGCTTGAGCTCAACTTGGGCAGCCTGCAACTGCTGCTTGATGGCCTGATTCTCGTTGGCCAGAGACTGGATGACGCTCTTCGCGCGGCTCGACATGCCTTCCATGACCTTCTTCAGGCCTTCAGGATTGGCAGCCATCAGGCGGTCAGCAAGCTCCTGCATGTACGGATGATCGATCGACCGGAACACGAGGTCAGGCGCGGTCTTGGCGATGATCTCGGCGAGCGCCGGAATCTTGAGCAGTTCAATCATGTTATCGGCGCCCTCTTCCCGCTTCGTGTCGTAGCCGGGGCCGGTGTCCATCACGACATCGTATTTGCCCACCGACATGTCGTTCTTGATGCGCTTCTCGCCGTCGCTTTCATCGGCCTCGTTGAGCGTCACGATCTGCGGCGTGGAATCCTCGCCGATAATGCGCTGCTTGCGGCCGGGCTCATTGAAGTAGAAAGGGATCCACTCGGCGATCACGCGCCAGCATTGCGCGATGGACTGCGTGAGGCTGTCGTAATACTGGAAATGCGACTGATCGGAGAGATACTGACGTTTCTCCATCGCGCGACCCGAGACAACGACGCCCTTCTCATCCTGTCCGGGCTCGTTGGGTGCGCCGGCGAGTGCCATGAGATTCGAGCGCATACCCTGCACGAAATCACTGAAACCCGCCTCGATCTGCGCGGGTTCCTGACGGGCAGGAGGTGGCACCATCACGGGCAGGCTGCCTGTCTCGATGACGATCGGCTTGTAGATGAGCACCGGATAGGCCTTCTGATTCGCGTTATCCCATTCCGGATGGCCATCAAGCTGACCTTCTGCTGCGACCCAGGGCGCCTTGGGTGCGAGGCCCAATCTCTTGATCTTTGCGACTTCACCGTAGTTCACCATGCGCTGTGCGTCCATCAGGCCGTCGACCATGCCCTTGCGGCGCACCTTATCGTCGATGTGCACGGTATTGCCGTCGACGCGGAACACAGGAATGAAGCTGCCAGGGATCTCCTGGCGATCAATGACCTCGACACCGTTGATGCGGAACCATTCGACCTGGCGCTTACACGACTCCCGTTCGGCGGCGATCTTGGTACCGGCCTTCGCCAGCGCATTAACAGCATCTTCAAGCTTCTTCGTCTTCGTTTGCAGCAATAATTCCGAGCGATACAGCATGTACTCATTGCCCTGCTTGTCGATGATGTGATACAGCGTCTCTGCTTTCTCGCGAATGCGGAAATACTCTGCGAGGCGTACCGTTTCCTTGCTCTCCCACTCCAGAATGGCGGTCTGCCGGCCCTGGTCATTCCAATTGACATTCTTCGCATTCGGATAGCGACGCTTGTATTCCTGCCGTTTCATCAGCACGGAGATAATGCACCACGTCTGGTCTGCGCCGCTCGGCATGATCGCGCCCGGATCCATGCTCACGCTGAAAATGTTCGGCATGGGCAGGATGCGCAGATCCTTGCGGAATGAGCGCGGACCCTCGTATTCGGCGATCAGGCGGAAATATCCCTCACCAGCGTCGACCGCGCGCTCGGCAGCCAGATCGTAGGCAATCGAGGCCTCTGACCGCGTTTCCACATGTCGGCCGATGCCGTTGATGATCTCGGCCAATTCGATATCGGCACCGTCGCCCACCGGGTGACACTTGCCACGCGGGCGCTGCTGCTTGATGTTGTTCACCACGCGGCGCACGAATGTATCGGTCAGGTTGATGGTCAGTTCGATGTTGTCTTCGACGTCGATCTCATTGACGTCATCGCCCCACTGCTCGCCGTCTCGGAATAGCATGGCTTCTTTCGCGCGCGTGCGGTTCTCCTGATAGGCCTCTGTAGCTATCTGAAGGCGGTCCCTGGCTTCTTCCCAAATGGTCGCGTCGGTGATCGCCGCAAACTCGCGGTCTTCGTCGGTGCGCTCGACGGGGGCGTTACTTGCGACATCGCTCATGGCTCTAGTTCCTCATCCAGCTGGTGTTCTTGCCGATGCGCCGGTTGATCAGCTGTATCTTCGGCTCGGGCTTGGGTTCTTCGGGTTTGGTCAGTTCGGGGAACAGGTCGGCAAACGCCCACACCATCGCGTCGGCCCTGTTGGGGCTGTTCTCGCCCATATAGCCATGTGTGGTTAAGGCGCAGAGTTCATCTTCAAGCTCGCGGAAGATGCCCGCCATGCGAACCTTTCCGGACTCAACCAGCGCGGATATCGGCTCGGCGCGCACGACCTTGCCGCGCGATGCGGTGACGGGACGGAACGGTGTATTAGCGCGTGCTGCCCGGATCACGAACTTGACCATAGCGCCACCGAAGTTCATCTCGGCCACGATGCGGTCAGCGTCCCACCGGTCAAACGCGTCGGTCGCGACCTTTCCCCATACGCCGGGGCCCGCCTTGCAGGTCAGGTCTTCGAGGACGTAGCCATTGCCGTCGATACCGAGGCCGGCAACGATGATTCCGATTTCGTCGTTCTCGATGTTGTCGTCGTCATCGGCGCCGGAAGGATCGACGGCCACGACAATGCGCAGCATGTCGGGGAGTTCATCATCGATATTGCGCCAGCGTTCAAGCCAATCATCGCGAAACAGAGCATTAGGGGCATCCTCACCGAACTCGCCGTACAGGAAGCGTTTGCGCAGGCGCTCGGGCAATGACTCCAGCGTCTTGATGTAATCCTTCGAGATATTCGCCTGGTTGTGCCCAGGATTGATCTGGAAGAACGCATAGTCACCGAGTGCCAGCGCATGCCGTGAGTCCGGGTCCTGCAGCAGCTTGAACATGCGGTATGTCCAGTGCCCCTTCGTCGGCGGGTTCTCATCGTAGTACATTTTCAGGCGCAGATCCTGCTCCGTCGCCCGGTCCATGACCTTCTGTGCGAGACGCGTCACAGCGAAATTGCGGCTCTCGTACGGGATCTGGCTGCACTCGTTGAGGAAGATGTCGGAATACTCCTTGCCGAGCACCTTCTCGACACGCTTCTTGTCATCAAGGCCGCTGAACCATTGCTCGCTGCCACCGGGAAACGTCGCGTAGAGGTCCGATTTGTTGAGGTCATACTCGACGCCCGGGAAGCACTTATCCATGACCGTTGGGAACGTATCGAGCACGATGGACTGGCGCACGTGACCGGTACGAAAGCGCAATGTGGCACCACGCGAGCCGGGAGCCTTCAGGCGCCGCTGTATCTGCTTGCGAATGATCTGGAATGTCTTTCCGGAGCGCGACCCACCGGCGAGCATCACGTGCGTGGCGGGGCCGTTCAGGATCTCCTGAGCCTCTGATTGGCGCTCGGTAAGGGAGAAGTCAGCCATGGATATCCGATCCATTCAGCACCAACGCTATTGGCGCATCGGCATCACCAGCATGGATAGTCCGATCACCGAAGCGTTTCGGGTCCATGCGTGCCCATACCCATTTGCGCGCATCCATGCGATTGCGCGCCTTCTGCGGATCAGGCTCGGTATCCGCTATCTCGACCAACTCCTCAAAGAACGTGTCTTTCTGATCCTCGCGGGCCTGCTGATATTGCTTCTCAAGTTCCGGCGTGAGCTTGCGCCAGCCGTTGAATGTGGCGCGGTCAGGCATTCCCGCTTCGATGCAGATGGCGCGGAGGCTTGATTTATCGCCGCCAGCCGCAACACGTGCGCAGATCGCATCAAAGATTGCCTGCGAGAACTCGACGCGCGGAGCCTGTCCTTTCTTACCGGCCATTGTCGGAATCCCTCGCATCGTATCCATGGTCCACCCATCGCTGACGCCCGACTATCCAGCGGCCACTCCGCTCATCCCACCATTTCTCACCGGGATTGAATTCGACATGAACATGGGCATCGCGCGCGTCGCACATCCGGCAGCGCCAATGTCCATCAATGGTATCTGGACGAATTCCCATCTCAATGCCCCGCCTCTTCGGCCTCGAATGCCGCCTTCGCTTTTGCTCTCCAACCGGTCACCCATTCCTTTAACTCACATGATTCCTGCCTATTGTCAGAACTCATCGAGTGGAATCGATCATAAGGTGGATCTGCACGAATGCTTCTGCGCTCGCCGCGGATGTTTGTATCCCATTGGGAGCGGAATCCGTCGATACGGATGTCGTACCAACAGACCTCTCGCATGCCATCAATGAACTGGCATTCTGCAATGCCGCCGTTCGGTAATTTGATTCCGTCAGTGTCCATATCAGTGCCCACAGCAAGGTTGAGTTGCGGAGCCGCAGGAGATGCAGACCTTCGGGACGAGATTGATCTGTCCACGCTCGTTGAAGACAAATTGATATCGGCGGAACATTCGATTCCAGTATTGTTGCCATTGCTCGTCTGTCAGCAGGCTATTGCTCATCTCTCACCTCGCAAGCGGGTTATGGCTCTCACGGGCATACCACTTGGACACGAAGTCCTGGCATTCCCCGAGATTGGTGAACTTGAGGCATCGCTCCTGATAGCGCGGGTCGTATTCTTCCGGATAGAGCGTGATGATGTACTCGGCACCATGGTTGCGGACGTTCAGTAACGCACCCTTGCGCCAGTCGGGCGGCGGCTGGCTTGGATCGCGCTCGGCAAGCTCCGCGGCCTCATTGATCCATACGGCATCGTCCACAGCCGGCGCCTCATTGGGAGTGCCCACCTTCTTCGGGCGGGGACGCCCTTTAGGCCATGCCACGATTGGCCTCCGGAATGATCTGGCGGGCGGCGCCGAGTATCTTGACCGCAGCGCTAAATGCATGGTCGCGAAAGCGCCGGGAATCAGTTTCGATACCGAGCGCATCGGCAATCCACTGATTCTGCACAGAGACGCGTGCTGCGATGCGGGCGCGCTTGGCGAATTTACGCTGCTGCTTCTTGTTCATTGATGACAACCCCGGAGATGTCTGCTTCGCGGCAGATCAGATGCATTACGTTGCCCCACATGAAACTTTGAAACGAGTATCCATGCACGCGGCCATCCGTGCGCACAGAGCCAAGTTCCACTACATCACCCACTTTTACCTGGGTTTCCTGAAAGACTTTCGAGCGCCACATCTTCGTGCGGCGCCCCTTCTCGTTGTCATATCGCAAAGGGAAATGTCCTTTCCCAACAGCCTTGACAATGCCTCTTACGGGTTTGATGTCCTCAATGACCGTGAGAATCTTGGAATGCTCAATCCCGATGGGCTCAACAATCACGTGGTCATGCAGCGGTCTGATCTGCTCATCCGGAGCGATGTACGTGGTGCTGTCATAGCTCAGCTCTGCGCTGCGGCCGGTCTGGTTGATGCGTGGCATTAGCCGTTCCCCTTGGCAATCTCGTTCTTGATCGAAGTCATCACGTCGGCGGCCATGTTCTGCAACATCGCAGCGCATTCGAACTGCTCGCCATGGATGTGCGTCACGACCTCGACGTGCATCGAGCCCGCAGAGAACGCAACCTGCTCGCGCTCGTCCTCGGGCACCAGCACCATCAGCATGGCGTAGTCACGCGGCACGTTGCTTCTCCTTGGCTGCCTGCTCTTTTGCCTCCGCGTACCCCACCGCGAGCCGCTGCTTGGTAGCGGGAAACTGCTTCTGCTCCCGCTTCGATCCCATGAAACGCGAGATGAAGTCACTGAGCTTCTCGCCTTTCTCACGTGCTGGCATGGTCATATCCTCCGGTTGCCTGCTTTCATACGCTCAACTGCTGCGATTCACAATATCTGGTCACACCCAGCACCTCGCGAAGATCTTCTTCTATCCATTCGAGCCGCGTATCGATGGTGTAAATGCCGACGAATGCCCCGCGCGTGCCGTAGCCCTTGGGGGCCGGGTGAGGGAACGTAAGCATCTTTCCGCAATGCCACCGCACCTGACGCGCGCCGACCTTCTGCACGAGCATGTAGATGCGCTCGGCGGTCAGGCGGGCACGCACCGCTGGCGAGTCGGGAGCGAATGCGCGGTGGATGCGGAAGCCGGGGCGCGGGATGTGCGAGTTCATCACTTGTACGCGAACGCGCCCATGATGATCAGCAGGATCAGGCAGATGGGCCATGGAATGAAGGCACATAGCGCACAGATGCCGAGCATGGCCGCCGTCGCCAGCACACCCTGCAGAATGCGTGTCATCCGAGACCTCGCATGAAATTGCGATGCGCCTCGGTGTCGAAGGCCTGCGGTTTCGGCTTAGCCATCCCACTCACCGGCCACGGCCATGCCCCCGGAAACTCCTGCGCCATGCGCTTCTGGAAGGCGTCATAGGCCTTGGCCGTCTGAAGCGTCGTAGGCCTGTACGGAAGCCCGATGCACTCCGGGCTGTCAACGAAAAGTGAACTCATCTTTCTCTCCTAAGTTCGAGGGGCCTTATGCGCAACGTCCGCTGCCCCAGCGTGACGCTGCGGTGGGTTATTCGATGACGCGCCAGTCTTCGGCAAGCAAAGAATCCATGCCGGGAATGAATACGCATACGGTTTCGTCTGCCTGTTTAATGGCGAGATAGGCTTTATACGGAATCAGTGCGTCGACCCCGAAATGTTCCTTTGCCGCGCCGGTTTGAGCCGGATACGACGCAGCGGGCACGTGGTAGACGAAGCTGTTTGGGTTCCATGCTTTGCGCGTCACACGCTTGCCAGCCTTCATCATCACCAGCGCATCACCGAAACTGAGCGCCTGCCCGTCGCCCTCGATCACACGATAAGCCGCCTCGAATGTCTCTTTCGGCGACCAGCTCGTGTAGCCGTCCTCGTATTTGACGCCATAGCCTTCCTTACCGGTGCTGTCGTCTCGCCATGCGGTGATGATCTTCGTGCCGATGTATTTGTGAGTCACTTATCTTCTCCTTCGGTTAAGCCGCTTTCGCGGATGGGGTTATTGCGCGGTCGTCTCTAACGTCAAATCCATAGTCATGCCA